CGATGCGCTTGACGCTTTCCTCGATGCCTTCATCGACCTTGGATGCCTCGACCAGTTGGTCACGCACGTTGGGCGGGAAGTGGTTGCTGATCTTGTCCATGTGTGGCTCCGGGGTTTGTTGATTGTGCCCCGTGTGTCAGGACGTTTCAAGGACTTTCCGCTTTTCTCGATACGTTTTGATCAGGGCCTTGAGCGAATCCACCGTGCGTTTTACTGGATCGTGCGGGCCTTCCAGCCATTCGGCGCGATTCAATCCAATGCGGGCGATGAGGTTTACCCGGTAGAGGACAAGGTTTCCGCTCAGGTGGGTGTTGCAGGGGGCGCACTGTGCGTGGCAGTTGGTGGGCTCGTATCGCAGCTCTGGGTGCGCTCCACGGCTGAGGTAGTGCCCGGCATGTATCTGGCCTTGATGATGGCGCCCGCACGAGATGCAGGGCTGCCCAGCGTCACGCGCTCGCACCCATGCGTTGAATGCCTGCTGCGCCTCTTTGTGCAGGTCGCTGAGACTTTTCAGACGGTTGAGCTTTGCCCGCGTCTCTCTGCGCTCCACCTTAGCCTTGATGGCGTCGGTCTTGGCCTTGCCCTTGCGCACCAGCTCCAGCGCACAGACGGGGCTGCAAACGGCCTGGCCCATGCGCTGCGGGGTGAACTCGACCGCGCAGGACTTGCACTTACGGGGCTTTGGTGGCTTTGCTTGCACGCGGACCCTCTCCGGCTTTGGCCTTGACCATCTCGGTTTCATGCTGAAGCAACACCTCGGCAGGCACGCCGATTGCATAGGCGCGGATTCTGGCATTCAGCGGGAAGTTGCGCTTACCTGATGCCATTTCGCTGTAGTGCGGAGCTGTCAGGCCCAGGATGGCGGCGAACTCCGATGCCTTGAGCCCGTATTGATGCCGCCTGAACTCCATCGCCTCCGCAATTGAAACGGCGCACGGCTGGCCCTGTTGGGCCTCCGACAACAGTCGCAGGATCATTGCCGGGCGAGGTTCTGCCTCGTTCAGCGCTTTGGGGTTTGTGTTTCGTCTCATTGTGGTATTGCTCCGTGAAAGTACGCCATCGGCTGCGGGACCAGATCACGCGCATCGACTGTGTGCCGTGCGCCAAGCCACAGCGGGCCGATTTCCGCAACCTGCACCCGCTCGCCGTTTTCCATCGCCATGACGCTGATTCCGTCGTGGGTGTACCTGTGCCCCTGCCGCGCTGGTTTGTGTTCGCTGGCGAGGTCTAGGGCCAGTTGGCGGGCGTCTACCTCGGGTTGAGCCATCGGCGCCCGTGGTGCGTGGCTGACGTTTGGCAGCAACCCGGCGATCTTGGCGCACTTTGGACCGTAGGCGTACTCACCGACAGTGGCAAATGCGGCGGACATTGGGCGACGGCATCGGACGCAAACTAGGCTCATTCGTCCAACCCTTTCAGCACGTTCGCGGCTTGCTCGCAGCGGATCTTGTACGTGACCAGTTCGCAAAGCGCCTCACCGTGGATCCGCAGGTGTTCCTTTAGCTCGCTGCGCAGCTCCTCGTTCTCGCGCTCTAGGCGTTCGATCTTGCGACGGGCAGCGGCGGGGATTCTTTCGGTGCTCATTGCTCCGGATCCTTCGCAAGCCCGCGCCATTTGAGGTTCTGCAGCGGCGACGGTACGCGGCTTTCGTTCGCTCCGTCAACGGTCAGCGATGCAGCAAACCATGTGCCGCACAGGTGTTTGCAGAATGCCACCGATTCGGCAGGATCGCCCTCATCGTACAGGCGCTCATAGACACCACCGATTGCGGGGTCTACGTCGGGTGAAAACCATTCGGTTCGGTCGGTCATTCGTAACCCCATGCTGGCAACAGTACGCCACGATCTGCGGCAGTTGCATACAAAAATTCGATCCAGTCCGAGAACTGGTCTTTGTTGAACTTGCTGGTTCTACGCCCAAGCACCACAACGCCACCACTTAGGCCCATCGCAAGCCTGACAGTCTCTTTGTAGAAGCCCGCACTAAGCACGTCCTTCCATTCGTCAGGCTCCATCTTCGTCATGCGACCGTCAACCGGCCATTCAAGCTGATTGGAGAACTCGGTCAAGATGGGCCACATGAGGCGGTTTTGTGCCTGCGTCCGTGTCTCCAGCTTGATCGTCAAGATCCAGATTCGACCGGCCTGCATGGCTTGCTTGAGAAACGGAAAGACGCGAGTCTTCACGGCTTCCCATGCTTGCTGCCGGTTGTGGAGCTTGATTTCAAGAGACTCGCTCATTTGTCGCTCATGTAGGACGGGCAGAAAAACGTGATGACTGCCGGTGGCGCCATGTGCGACTGACTCGGGTGGTCAGTTGGCGCGGCTGTGCGGCGCAGGCAAGTCTCGCATTCCTCGTGCCATCCCTCTTCGTCTGAGCCGATACCGGGGCAGCGGGCAACGTCGCCGGGTAGGGTGCGGGCGCTCATGGCATGGCCCGCCCGATGGCAATGGCTGCGCGGAAGATGGCGCGACGGGTGGCGGTAATGTCGTCCGCATCTTGCCGACCAAATCGCTCAAGCGAGCGAAAGTGGAATAATTCTGGAGACCCGAGCAAATTCAACTTAACCGCCAACCTCAGCGCATCGCCGTCGTCTTCGGGTGGGTTCCACATGGACCCCTTGAATGCTGGCGCATCGGGCTTCAGCTTTGTGCAGTCGTGGGCGACTTCGCCAATCCATTTAATGCGCAATCCAGCCGCCTTAGCCGCCATCTCGTAGTCTTCGCGGGTGAATGTGGTCATGCCGCGCTCCTTGCGCGGATTGCTGCGGCATTCGATAGCAGCAGGTCATTCGCCAGGCCAACGGAGCAGGCTGATGCGTTTGCTTCGAGGATTGCTGCGCAGGCCTCGCGCTCTGCCGCCTCAACGTCGGCCACCAGCTTCTCAATGCGAGACAGCACGGAGTCAGGCGAACTGTCAATGTGGGAAAAGTGGAGCCACCCGAGGCGACTGATGATCTCGTCGCGTGTCATGCTTTTTCCCTGTTCCATTCAGCCGCAAAGTCGTCTCGCAGCCAGTTCGCGGCAAACTTTCCTTCAGATCGCATCACCCCGTCGATGTACTCGCGGCGATCTGCGGTTGTTCTGATGTTGCGCAGGTTTTCCATGTGGCGCTTGTGCGTCTCGGTTTCGGGGCAGTCGGCCACATCGCGGCCTGTTGCTGGGTCGATCATTTCAGATCCTCCGGTTTGATGATGCCGCCGACAAAAGCCAGGGCGACCGCGTGCGCTGCGTTGGACGCTCCGAGACGCCAGTACACGCTCGCCATCTGGTCCTTGATCGTGTCGTAAGAAATGCCAGCCAGCTTCCCGGCCTCTTTTGCGCTTAGGCCCTTGGCGATCAGTTTCAGGGTTCGCAGCTCCGATGGGGTGAGGTCGTTTCTCATGCTCTCGCCTCCACGTCAAAAACAGACCGTCGCGGGATTGGGTGGTCCCGCTTCCATTCGCCCTCGGGGATGTGCCGGTGGATCATCGGGGCAGCGTCCTCTTCGTTTGGGTCGATTGGCTCGGGCTCTGGTTGGGGCTTCGGTGGTGGCGTTTGGCTCTTAACCAGCTCCATGCGCCTCGCCTTGTGCTTGATGGCGCCAGCCGAAAACTTGCCCTTGAGCAGCTTGACCATGCCTTCAATGCCGACCTGGCCAAACATCATCTTCATCAGAGATTCATCGGCACGCGACCACTCCTTCTTCGCCCACCGCTTGCGGCAGTCAACGGCGGACCCAAGCGCATAAGCCCTGTATTCCACCCCTCGGCGGCTTCGTGTCGTCGGCAGTCGATGTATCACGTCTGTGCCCTCGGTTGGGTAGTACGCCGCGATGATGGCGTCCTCTTCCTCTGTGTAGCGCGTCCGGCTTGTCATGGTCTGGCCTGTTGTTCGATGTGTCAATCATCCCGCGTTTGAGTGAGGCGGTCCAATTGTTTTTGGCTATCGGTGCGTCATTCCAGATCGCCAGTGATGCGCAAAGCCCAGGTGATGCGATCCTCTGAGATGTTGTGACCGTCGCGGGCCAGGTCAAGGATTCGGTGGGCCTCGGCCTTCATGGCATCGCTTGATGGGGTGCGTGGGTGAAGGTTCATGCAGCAACCCCCATGCGACGGGACAGCTCCGCAAGGTCAAACGGTTGGGCCGTGTCGATGTTGGTCCGCGTCAGAATCTCAGACCGCAGGGCGATGCGCCAAAACTCACGCTGCCGAGGTGTCAAGCTCTTGCCCATGCCGTGCATCTCGATTCGCATGTGCTCGCGCTGCCGGTGCAAAACGTCATCAAGCGGGTCCTTGACTGCCTTAGAGGCTGCGGCCAAGGCCTGAGCGGCAACCACCTGATTGATTTCAGGCGACGGTAGCGCGACAAACGTCGGGTCTGGCGCACGTCGGCATAAGTCCCGGAACTGAAGGACTGTCGGGGCGTCATCCGATGGAAGGTGCTGCAAAGCGTGCTTGATGGCTTCGGGGCGGCGCTCAAGGCCGTCAAGCTCATGAGCCCAATCGTTCATCACGTCGTCAAGATTCATGCCAGACCATCGCCCCATGAACTTGTGCCCGTAGACCATCGACAGCTTGTCGAAAATCTTTTTAACCCAGGAGAGTGGGAGTGCCATAGCCTTGATCCATTTCGATGATGTTGTCGATGATGTGCGGGGCATTGTTGCCAAGCTCTGCCGCCATCATTCGCTTCACTCGGTCGTTGCACCGAGTCGGCGACGCTGCGTACATTTGGCGCTCTGCCGGGCTGAGGGGCTTTTCGGCCATAACGAATCCTGTCCTTGATGCCCCCGGCATCGAATCAGATCGCCGGATCCAGTTTCGCCAAGCCTTGACCCAATCGGTTTTGGCGTCCTTGAACTCGTGGTCCCGGAATGCAGCGGTCTGGACTTGCATGTCAACGCCGGGGTGTGATGCTCTCGCCCAATCCCTCATCTCGATCGTGACTTCGAAGTCTTGAGGGACAACCCTTGATGCCCGCTTCCTTGCTGGGGCTGGGGCGATAGCCATATCTTCAGACGGAGACGGAGACGGAGACGGAGACGGAGACGGAGACGGAGACGGAGACGGAGACGGAGCAGTGCTAGTTTCTGCTGAGTTCCTGCTAGTAGCAGACTCGTAGCATGCTGGCACCGTGCTTGCATCATGCTTTCCGTGTGCTTCTGCCTTGTTGGCAGCATGCTTTGCTGCGTACTCCGGCATCAACCTAGCAGCCTCCGTGCGTCCGTGATGCTTGATCAGCGCATTCCATTTGGCCTTCTCGCTGCGAAGCTCAGATCCAGCAGCCCAAGGGTTATGCTCGTGCCAATCGTGCATGACGTACTCGCCATCAATGCCGTCAAGGAACCGAACGTCAACCAATGCTGACACAAACACGCCATCACCACCAGACCAGTCGGCAGCAAGTTCAATGTCTTCGATTGACATCCCCGTCAAGTCGCCATCGCTTCGATCCGAAGCAACCCACAGGATCAGGCAAACGAGATTCCACGCACCCGCCTGCCCCAGCCGCTTGATCAATTTCTTGGTCTTTGGGTGCTTGGGTAGTCCGACTGCAATTCGGGCATCAGTTGCCATTTGGTGACTCCTTGATGGTCTTCCAGCAGATCCCGCAGAAGTACCTGAACTCCTGCCCAGACTTGACCTTTCGGTAGCTGCAAGCCATGTGCATTGCGTCAATGACCTCATGAACACCAAGTCTTTCGACAAACAGTCGAACCGTCGCCATTGACTTGTCGGTCAGGCTGAGAGTAGGAAAGTAATCCTGAAAGACCTCATGAACAAGCATTGCCTCATCGTAAATCCGCAGTTTCTTGCTCTCAATCACCCGCTGATAGCCAAGGATCTGCTCCTCTTTTTCAAGGATCTCAGCGGCTTTGTCTTTGAGTGATGCAGGTATTTCAGAAAGCGGCCTGTCTGACTTTCCGCTGTTGCACGGCTGGCAGGCGGTCACCAGATTGTCAATGTCATTCTTTCCGCCCTTGGCGACCGCAGTGATGTGATCAACGTGCAGGATGACAGACGGAGGATGTGCGCCGCAGTATTGGCATGTGAAGCCGTCGCGCTTGAAGACCTCAAACCGGGTCTTCTTGCTGAGTGCTTTTCGCTTCGGCTTTTGTGGTGTTTGGACTTCCAAAACGATCCTTCTACCCTATGGTGTGAGGGCGTTGGCCCTCGCCTAAACAGGAGAAACGAGTGTGCATTGCACTCGCCCCCACGCCATAGGACAGAAGACCTGTTTACGATGTGTCGCCTAGCTCACGGCCAAGATCGCTAGGGACTCGCTTTGCCCGCATTGCGCGGACGCCTCGATTATATCACCCCAGCTTGCTGTTTTTCTTCAGCCGGTGGTTCTCGGTGACGCCGGAAAGCGGCCCCATCGTTCCCGCAGCTTTTGCGCGCTCCACAGGGTCGTCTGAGGCGAGACGCTTTGCGCGTTTGGCGCTGTTTGCCTCAGAGATGCGGCGGTCTTTCTGGTCCTTCGACCAGTCGATGGCGCTCTTGAATGCGGGGCTGAATGCGTTGGTCATGGCGCACCAAGCAGCGAAACCGATAGGCACAACACCGCAGCCTGAGCGGCAACGCAAAGTGCGGCAGCACCGATTCGCCACTTCTGAGGGATTTCGGGGGCGACAAAGATGGCCGCGAAAAGCCCGAAAGAGAGCGTTATGTTTGTCAGTTGAGAGATGATGGGGAAGTGTTCGGTCATGGCTTATCTCCTAGGTGAGCATTGCGAAGTTCCCTCAAGCACCAGCGCAAAAAGCGGGGCATTGGGGACAGGACTGTCTTGCCGTTGTCGGCCTTGATCAGCACGCCATCGGGTGTGAGCGTCCCGGTCACGGTTTCGATCTGCGGCTTGCGTCGGGGTTTGATCGTCATTGGGTGGCCTTCGATGCGGCTATGAATGCCTCGGCAGCGTCGATGTTTTTGGTGGACAAAGTGATGCGGCCAAGATCAATCGACGCCCTCTGAATGCGCATTTGCATTTCAATCTCTGCCGTTGGCAAGTGCCCACGGAATGGTCCAAAGCCATCGGCGCCAACAATGCGCAAGTCCCTGTAAAAGCGGCGTCCATCGCAGACATACATCGTTGGCGTCACCTTGCTGATGGTGTGCTTCTGCAACATCCTTGTGTGACGTGGCTGCACATAGATGGCATCACCGACCTTGAGTGCATCGCTCATTGCTGCGCCTCGGCTTTCTGGATGGCGGCGCGGGCAATACGAACGGCACGCTGTGGATCAAGTGCGGCGTCCACGGGATCGGTTTCGGCGATCAGCTTCAACTCAGCCAGCAACTCCACCTCAAGCTCGCCAAGGACTCTGGGAGGGGTGGGGGTGTGCTCGATGTACTGAAAAGCTGCCCATGGCTCAATAAGGTCTGAGCAGCGCTCAAGGTGGCCTTTGCTTTCGCAACGATCCATCCAATACATGAGGTTGTCGAACTCGGCATTGACTGCAATGAGTCGCCAGCCTTCTGGCAATGGCCTGTGTTCAAGCGTGTAGCTCATTGCTGGCCCCTTGCTGCCATCATGGCGTCGGCAACACCGTAGGCGGATTCCGCCCAGACCTTCATCAAGGCGCTGTGGTCGCCAATGTGATCCCAACTGCGGCCAGAAATAAGGCTTTGAAGCGCCTTTGACGCAAAGTAGTCCCGAAGCGTCATGCCAAAGTGCTGGTCCACGACTTCGCCTGTTTCTCGGCAAAGCTCGTTCAGCGGGAATGCTGGTGTGTTGTCCATTGCTCAATCCTTCGTTTCAATGCGACAACTTTGCCCCACTTCACCAATCCGCGCCAATTGGTTTTGTCAATCGATCCGATAGGAAAAAGCAATTAGACCGGGGCGATGGGGTGCGAGATGATGCAGGCATCGCAACGAACAACGAGACGACATGAGCGACTACGCTTCATTCATCGCCACCAAGAAGCACAGCACCGGGGAGTTTGGATTCGACCCAATCTGGATGCCTGAGTGTGCATTCGACTTTCAACAGTCGATTATCACCAAGGCTGTGCGCAAGGGTCGCATGGGCCTGTTTTGCGATACCGGCCTTGGCAAGACTCTGATGCAACTGGCAATCGCCTGGAACATCGTGCAACAGACCAACCAGCGAGTGCTGATTCTGACACCTTTGGCCGTGGCTTTCCAGTTCATCGACGAGGCCAGCAAGATCGGCATTGACGACATCGGCCACAGCAAGGACGGCACGCTGTCGCACAAGATTGTTGTGTGCAACTATGAGCGCCTGCACCTTCTGAACGCGTCAGACTTCGTTTGCGTGATGCTTGACGAATCCTCGATTCTGAAAAACTTTGCAGGAAAGACGCGTGACCAGATCGTCGCGTTCATTAAGCAAGTACGGTACCGCTTCTTGTCCACGGCTACCCCAAGCCCTAACGACTTCATCGAACTCGGCAACAGCTCAGAAGCCCTCGGCTACATGGGTTACATGGACATGCTGACCAAGTTCTTCAAGTCGAACCAAAATAGCGTGGACAGCAACAATCGCAACATCGGCGAGAAGTTCTACCTCAAGCCACACGCTGAACGTGACTTCTTTGCGTGGGTGAATCAGTGGTCTGTGATGGTCAAGAAGCCGTCAGACCTCGGTTTCTCCGACGATGGGTATGACCTGCCGCCATTGACAACAAACAGGCACATCGTTCGCAATGACCGTACATGGGTGATTGATGATCAGGCCGCACTGTTTGCCATGCCAGCCAAGACCATGACCGAGGTTCGAGAGGAGCAGAAGCTCACCGTGTCCGAGCGATGCGAAAAGGCGCACGAGCTGGCCAGCGGGAAAACTTCGGTCTACTGGTGCAACCTGAACGAAGAAAGCGCCCTGCTGTCGTCGCTTGATCGTGATGCGGTCGAGATCATCGGCGGCATGTCGATTGACCAGAAGGAGGAGATTCTGGTGTCGTTCGCCCGCGGCGACATCAAGCGACTGATCACCAAGGCCCGCATGACTTCGATGGGGCTGAACTGGCAACACTGCCAGCACACAGTCTTTTTCCCAACGTGGAGCTATGAGCAGTACTACCAAGCCATCCGGCGCTTCTGGCGCTTTGGTCAACAGCACGAAGTCACATGCGACATGGTGATCAGCGAAGGCCAAGAGCGCGTCATGGAGGCACTCGAGCAGAAGACCGAAAAGGCAATCGAGCTTTACGGCAACCTTGTCCAAGCGGCGAACCGTGACTTCACGCACGTCACCAAAGATTTCAACCAAACCATTCAACAACCTGGATTTCTGAAATGAACGTCAAAGACCAAATCATCACTCCCGACTACGCCATCTACAACGGTGATTGCGTTGACGTGGTTTCATCGCTGGCTGACAACTCTGTCGACCTGTCGGTGTACTCACCCCCGTTCTGCGGGCTCTACAACTACAGCTCCGACCATCGGGACATGTCCAATTGCGAGACGCGGGAGCAGTTCCTAGCGCAGTACGAATACTTGGTAGAACAGATCGCCCGCGTGACCAAGCCGGGCCGCATCACGGCAGTCCACTGCACTGACGTTTTCGACAACGCCTGCCGACTGTGGGATTTCCCGCACGAGATCATCCGTATCCATGAAAAGCATGGGTTCCAGTACCGAAACCGGGTCACGATCTGGAAGGAGCCGCTGAAGGTCCGCATGCGAACGATGGTCAAGAGCCTGATGCACAAATTGATCGTCGAAGATTCGACGCAGTGTTTCACGGCCATGCCTGACTACATGATCATCATGACCAAGCGCGGCGACAACGAAGTTCCGGTCACGCATCCTGAGGGTCTGAAGCGCTACTTTGGCGCTACTCCAATTCTCCCCAACATCCTGCAGGCATGGAACAACGCCAACGACACCAAGTTCACGGAAGACGAACTTTGGGCCCACCTCAAGGCCAACTTCTACGATCACGAAGACCCGAAGTCGAACAAGCTGTCCCACTACATTTGGCAGCGGTACGCCTCCAGCGTTTGGGATGACATCCGCATCGACAACGTGCTGCCGTTCCGCGACAGCAAAGAGGAGGACGACGAAAAGCACGTCCACCCGTTGCAGCTTGACGTGATCGACCGTATTGTCGAGCTTTACAGCAACCCCGGTGAAGTGGTTTTTACGCCGTTCATGGGCGTCGGTTCCGAGGTGTTTAGCCCTGTGTCACTTGGCCGCAAAGCCATCGGCGCCGAGCTGAAGGACAGCTATTTCAAGCAAGCGCGGATCAATCTGGAACACGCCAAGACCCGCTTCGCTGATGAGGTCGGCATGGTCAGCCAAGACGCGCTTTTCTGATTTTCACCAGAGGCCGGAAGCCCGGTGAAGTGGGAAGCCATTCTGTCGTAGGGATGGCGCTTTTCTGTACACATGCCCACCATAGCCCCGTTCGCGCCGGGGCCTCTGACCAAATGCCTTGACCGGCCAATGATCGTGATGCAAAATTGTGGTGTCAGGCCTAGCAGGCATGCGAACCGGCGCTTCTTCACCGCCTTGGCCTTGACACCACAGTGAAGCCCTTGAAGGGGGGAATCATGACTGAACAGTCAACGCTATCGGCATTGCTCGCCGAACTGCAAAAAGCCGTCAATACATCCGTCAAAAGCAAGCCAGCATTCGGGCACTACTCCGATGTTCAGGACGCACTGAGGGCCTTATCAAGGCACTTTCTCAGGTTGTCCCCGAACGAAGTAAGGATGCACTACGGGCTAAAGCCTTACGTGAAATCTCCAGAGCTTGCGGAATTGGCAATACGCGACATCCTGAAGGAAGCGCCACTTACCCACGAAAAGGTCTTGCAACTGGTGTGCAGCCTTCAAGCTAGGCCAGAAACAAGTCAAAGCAGGGCGATTGACGCATTGGCCGTGAAAAAGGCTGATGGGATGCTCAAGTTCATGCACCTGTCGCGGTCAGCCATGAAGCATGGGGTAAGCCGACTCGCTCCGTCTTCGATTGTTTCGGAGCTTCAAAACGACTTTGTCATGAAGGCTGAGCTGACGAAGTTCAACGACAAATCGTTCTACAGGACGAGGGAGTGGAAAGAGCTTCGTCTTGCTGTGCTTTCGGCAATGCCAAAGTGCTGCCTTTGTGGCGCTGGTCCAGAGCAAGGCCCGTTGCACGTCGATCACGTAAAGCCTCGGTCTCTGTGGCCTGAGCTTTCGCTTGATCCGGCCAATATGCAAACACTTTGCGGGCCGTGCAACATGGCTAAATCAAACGTGGTTTCGATCAAGTATTGATTTGCCTCATGGGTGCGCTGGTCTGGATCTTGAATTGCAGATGGGCGGGGAGTGATGCTTATCACCCCTATGGATTGTATTGACCAAAGGAAAGAGCCATGAGCAGGAAGTCGATAGAAAAGATTGAGGTCGGTGACTGGGTGCTTGGCGAGAGCCTGCTTTACGCCCGCGTCGTTGGTGCCCCGTGGCAGGTGACTCGCATCTCAGGTAAACGCCTTTATCTGACCTCATATCGAACGACCTCAAGCGGAGAACTTGAGGTGCGTGATGAGCGAATCATGATGGCAAAGACCGTCAGGATGGTTTTTTCTGACATGGAATCGGCGCAAGTCGTTAGCGATTTTGCCAGACAGGCAGGCGACGACTATGACCGTCGTGCAAGCGAACTGCTAAAGCAGATGCGGGCCGATGTTGAAGCCCTTGCCAACAAGCAACCAAAGGCCCCCACATGACCGACACAGACCGCATAGCGCAGATGGCGCGAGAGGCTCACGACGCAGGCGCAAAGGCTGGCGGGTGGGTTCGCCAGTGGGATCACATGGCACCGAGCCAGCGCAAGGAGTGGGAGGCTGTCGCTTTGGCTGTCGCCCGCCTTGTGGCGGAGGACTGCGCGAAGGTGTGCATGAGGCAACAAAGCGATTTGCGGACTCGCCAAAAGTACAGCCAAGCCATCCGCGCCCGCTACAGCAAGGAGTGAACATGGATCGCATCTGGGAACTCGCCGTTATTTTGGGTTTGTTTGTCGGTGCGCCTGCTGTGTTTTGTTGGCTCATGCGAGGACTTGAAGCATCAAATAGACAAGCGCCAACCGATAGCCAAAACCAATTAGCCAAAAGCGCACCAGGGCGACAGAATAGACACATCGAATCAGCAACCGGAGAACGACATGACAACACTGGCAAACATCAAGAGCGCAGCCCTTCAAGCTCCAGTTGATGGGTTCAGCACGCAGCGCGCCACTGTTGAAACAAATGCAGGCGCTGTTTGCTGCGTTGTCGCTCACGACATGACCGGTAAAGGCGGCGCAAAGCACACTGAGACGCACTGGCACCTGAACGGAAGGCGCATCGCCGCCGCAAAGATCGCCAAGTTGCTCGCCTAATCCAGCCATCGAAAACAACCCGCCCGGCACCGCGCCGGGCCAAAGGACCGAGATGACACACTGCCCCATCACCGCCGCCGAAGACGCAGCACGCGCCACCATCGAGGGCAATGACGCCCGCATCGCTGCGATTGCAGAGGAGCTGCACCACGCCATGACGCAGGGACTCGCGGGGTTCGCTGCTGGTGTGCCGAGCTATCGCAACTTCTACGATCCGCGTCTCGTGGAAACCGCTAAGGTCGAAACCACGCAGACATCCGCAGATGCCGTTCTTGAGGCGCTGCAAAGCCTTGAGCCAGCGCACGCGCTGATGATGGCGCTGAAGGACTCCGCCTGCCCACTGGTGGCAAAGCTGCGGGCCGAGGTGGTCAAACAGTACGTCGCGGACAACGCGGAAGACATCGACGCTGCACGGGGGTACAAATGAGCGACGACAAGACGCACTGGAAGCGGCTAATCAACCCTGACTACATCGGGGCCTATGCGCTGCCACCTGGAATGGACATGACCGTTGAGATTGTCTCAGTCGGTCGTGAAAAGGTTGTCGTGACTGGCGGCAAGAAGGAAGACCACACGGTTGTGCGCCTGAAGGGCCAGAAGCCTCTGATCCTGAACTCCACAAACAGCAAGTCCATTGCGCGCCTGTATGGCCCATACATCGAGGATTGGGCCGGGAAGCGCATCACCCTGTTTGCCAGCACGGCAAAACTGGCCGGTGAAACGGTCGAGTGCCTGCGCATCCGCCCCAGCGTGACCGAAAAGCAAAAGCCCAACATCGCAGACGCACGCCTTGATGCCGCCATTGAGTCCATCAAGGCAGGCAACTACACGGTCGAAAAGCTCAACAGCCAGTTCTTCCTGACGCTGGAGCAAGACGACAAAGTGAAGGCGGCGCTCGCTCCGAAGCAAGAAGAAGAACCACAAGAACAAGGGGCAGAGAATGCTTAAGATCCGAGCATCGGCACTTGGCGCAGTCATGAGCGAGCCGAAGAGCATCGACCCGGCATTGCTTGTCGGTGAGTACAAAAAGCTCCACGCAAGCCGACCGAAAGACGACGAGGCAAAAGCCGCAAAAGAGGCGGCGCTTCGCCCACTGATTGACCGGACGCTTTCAGCCGGGGCCAAGACGTTTGTCGAGAACGAGGCAAAGCAGTTCGTCTACGGCTATCGCCCACATTTTTCCTCACGCGAGACGGACAAGGGAACGATTGTCGAGGGCCAGTCCATCGAACTCTACAACTCCGTGTTCTTCACCGACCACAGAAAGAACACCGAGCGCCGGACAAACGAATGGATCACGGGCGAGCCGGACATTGTTTGCCTTCGGTCTCGCAAGATCAAGGACATCAAAAGCTCTTGGTCGCTCGCCACGTTCCCGGCCATCAGATCGCAAGGAGAAAGCTCGCTGTATGAGTGGCAGCTCCGGGCATACATGATGCTTTGGCCTGACGAAGTGGATGGCGCCGAACTGGCTTACTGCATGGTGTCAACGCCAGAGGAGCTGATCGGCTATGAGCCCGAAAGCCTGCACCTTGTCGAGGAAATTGACCCAATGCTGCGGATCACACGGCTGTCATTCGTGCGCGACCTCGAAAAAGAGGCCCTGATCAAAACGAAGTGCAAGGCGGCTCAAGCCTATTACGAGCTGGTGATTGAGCAAATCACGCAGGAACACGCCTAACGCAAACGCCTGCGCGATAGAAAAATCCAATTAGACGCCGCGCAGGCAGTCGGGCAAAGTACATCCATCGACAACGCAACGGAGAAACAAAGTGCAGATCACATATGAGAAGACGGCATGGATTGACATGAGGTTCACCAGCCTTGAATCTATCAAAAACGGTGTCGCAATACCGTTTCTTGGCGAAACTCCAGGCAGTGGCAGCTATTTTGAGAAAGAAGGATACGCGCCAATCGGAAAGGCATCCGTCACCTTGACCTTCTTCAGCGAAGACGAGGTTTTGCACGGTCAGCTCAAGTCGCTTGACGCTCAACTGCAAGCCGTCCGCGCTGAAGCCCAGGTCAAGGAAAACGCGATCCTGCTGCAGATCAGCAAGCTCCAATCTCTGACGATTGGTTGATCCATGAAAACCGCTATTTCATCGCGATGGGCACCAGGCCACCGCACTCGCATAGACACCGAGGCCGGGACGTTTGAGGAGGTCAACTCCCCGCTTGCATCGTCCACCGAGGCGGACGTGCAGGCCGCGCTGCTGTCTCGCAAGCCTACAGGCTACCCGTGGCAGTGGTGGGCGATTGTGCTCGCCTGCGGGGCCTTTGCCATCATCCACGTTGTTGCAGGAGTGCAGCCATGAGAGACACCTACACCGAAGCCCTCGCTGCTCACCTCGACGCAAACCGCCACCCTCTGCCATCGCCAACGATGAGCGAAAACGGTCATCGACTGACGCGACCACCGATCCGCATTGAGCCTGACGAATCCATCGACGCCATGCGCGAGCGGTTGATTGAGCGTCAGCGCGAGATTGACGCGATCATCGGGCCTGATGCTGAAATCGACGACATCCCGGCTTACAACGTGCGCGGCCTGCTGATTGGTGCGGCATCGCTGATCGTGCTGGGGCTGATGATGTGGGTGGCGTCATGAGCAAGTACCAAGCACTGATTGATGCGCCAAGCCTGCATGACCAGATCATGAATCTGCCGTGCAAGCCTGAAAACATGGACTCAGAGCCGAATCAGCGTCTCGCCTACAAGGTCGGCCACCGAGACGCCCGCCACGCAGCCGCAGAGCTTGCACAAGCGCAAGACGCCACCATCCGTGCCCTCCTGGCTGATCTGGAGAGGGCAGAGAAGGCGCTGCGAGAGATTGACGACGATTTTGCGCGTGAAGGATTTTCGGAGAAAGGCCCATATCGTGAGCCTGTCCGCGCCGCCCTGGCTCAGATGGCGGGAGGTGGGTGAGATGAGCATTGATTACGTCCGCAAGTTCTACGGGGTCGATTTCAAAATCGGCGATCAAGTGCAGATCAAGCCGGGAGCTGGTTCGCTGGTCGATGGTTGCATCGGAAAACTTACCAGTGCGCGAGGTGCCCGACTAGTGGTGAAGGGTCGCACGTGGAAGGGATGCTTCCACCCTGCCGACGTTCAGCGGCCCGCCACCCACCAGACACATCAGGAGCCTCACCCATGACCCCAAACCAACAAGTGCTCAGTGATGAGCAGATCGAAGCCATCCGCGAGGATCACATTTCGTGGATGGGCGACTTTTACCGCTGCGAATCTCCAGAGCTTGCAGCCTACACCCGCGCCATCGAATCCGCCGCACTTGCCGCCCTCGCCCAACAGTCGCAGGAGCCGATGTACCAGTTCCGCAGGCAACTTTGCGCAGACTGGTATGACGGGCACCCGGACCACGAAGACGGTGGCGGGCCTTACGAAACGCGCATCCTCTACACCACCCCACCAGCACCGCAAACGAAAGGCCACCCATGACCATCACCAAAGCAGCGCGCTCCTGTCCTGATGCGTGCAAGTCCCCTGAAAAGTGCTGCAACTTCGGTTGCCAGAAGGTCAGCCATGACAAGTGCAGCGGCCCTCTGTGTGGCCTGCCTGAGTTCGGTGAACATCACCCGCTGTGCAAGCTGCACCTACGCGAAGCCCTGCAAGACAAGGCGGGGGAGGTACGGGAGCCTGGCAAAGTTGAGATTGCAACTGCGGCATATGAGATCGCCAGCGCGCTTTACTTTGCCGACAACTCCGACTACGTGCCAGCGATGCAGACAGCACTGCGCTGCCTTGCCCCCGATGTTGAGGCCGGTATCGCCGCCGGAGGGCCGGAAGCGTCGGGATGGTGGCACACGGCAAGCGACCGACTCGCTGAAGCTCGTGATGGCAACAAGGCCCATCCCGCCCCGGTGGTGCCTGATGGGTTCGCGCTTGTGCCGGTTTCACTGCTAATCGATGCCGAACGATCGGTTGGCGATTATTTGTCTGGCATCGGTTCTTCCAGTTACGACAGGAAGGTGCGAGAAAACATGCAAGCAGCAATCGCCGCCTCCCAGAAAAAGGGAGGATCAGCGGGCTAGTGCCGCCGCTTGGCACCGATTGAATCGGCTTGCAGCGTACACAGACCACTGCAACAGATCCCCCATTGTCGATCCTTCAATGGTTCTCAGTGGGGGCTTGCACTCCGTCACCACCAGCGGGCTCAGTTGTGGCGCCTGTGATCGAGTCGTTGAGCAGCCGCAGACCAGCAGCGGGAACAACGCAATCACGATAGACCGTGTTTGTCTTGACTTCATGCGTGACCCTTTCGGTGGCCTTGGCTTGTGCTGGGATCATGGCCGCAATTGCCTTTGCAGCGGCCTGCATGGATTCCTCACGGGCTTTTGAGTCGGTTATATTGGCCGCGTCCCACTCGCCCTGCTTGAGCTTGAGCCCGACACGGACGCCACCACCAGCGGCGACGATCAGCGCGATCAGGACGGCGGCTATTTGTGCGTAGATGCTCATGGCACGATCCCGAAGCGAGCACCTTGCGGGGTGATCGTGATGATGCGATTGGCGGGCTTTTCAGGGATGCGCGTCGATACGTGGATCCATGCGCGGTCAGAGCCCTTGGGGCGCTCGTAGATCAGTTGCCCGATGCCAAGCACCGAAACAACCGGCGCGAGCGTCTGAGCGATTCTGAGAGGATGCCCGAACGTGGGGGCTGTGATGTCGGCTGCACGTGCATAGAGGTGGTCACTGCTACCGGACCCGCCTACCGCCTTGTTCAAGTCCGCGCATCGGTAGCCTGAACTGAGCGTGATGGGTGTGTCTCGACCGGCAACGCTCGATAGGTGGTCACGTATGCGTTGCAGCATCGTGAGCGTCTTGATGGCCTCAGCCTCCAGATCGTCCGGGATGGCGTTGTCAATTCCACGCTCAAGCGCGGTAACCGAATGGCTGAACTCCGCGAGCGTGAAATTCTTGGTCATCTCTTACCCCTCACAGAGTCTTGCTTGACAACGCGCCCAACGATCCCGATTGCAAAGATGCAGGCAGTGAGCCCGGCCATCCACGCGGGTGGAATCGTTTCCTTGAGCTGATCATACATCTGCACATACCCGGCGCACAGTGCAACACCGATGGCCTGAGCCTGCACCGAGAACATGCGCCACGCCTTGCGCCATTCGGGGATCAGTTTCACGGCTTTTCCTTTCTGGCGTCAATCTCAGCCCGCAAAGCACCAGACACGGCGGTCATTGCCTTGTCGCCTTTCCCGGCTTGGGCCAGTCCAGCCAAAGCCAATTCAACGCGCTTTAGAACGTCCCACCCGACCATTTGCGACTTCAGCACCGTCATTTCGCTATTGATGCGAGTCTGTTCAGTCTTGAGCGCAGCAAGGTCGGCATTGATCTGCGGAAGCTTTTCAGCCACCTCATCCAGCTTCTGGTAAGCCGCCCACCCACCAGCAGCGCCACCGATGATTGTTGCAACGATCAGCGGAGGAATCACGTTGTCTCGCAGTCGGACGGCAAACGATTGAGGTCTCATGGTGTTTGTTGGTTTTGAGGTTGATCAGGTCGGAATCGAACGCTGCGAAACTGTCACCGGGAGTATCGCAGGATCTTGCCTGAATGACTCATGGATGCCTAGCGCCTCTGCAACAGCCTCGCTACAGCCCCAACGATTGCGCCTGCCGGGGCCGCGCCGCCACACGTTGTAGAGCAGCCAAAGGAAGTCGAAGCCCTGCCCCTTGTGCGTCTCAAACCAAAGACGCGCCGCAGCTTCATCGCCAGGAACGTCGATGATGTCCCACTCATAAGGATTAAGCGTCAACGGACGCAGACAAACGCCACCCTCGGGCGACCTCGACGAACCGCAGTAGCCGTCAGAAAACACCAGCTCACTGTGCGAGTAGTCGCCACCAAGCCACCATCGAACCGCGATGGAAAACACCCCAGAGATGCCGGGGCGGTTTGCCTTGAATGAGGCTAGGCGCATTACAGTACTTTCTGCGCACTCATCACGGCGCAGACCAGGGCTAGGGTGGGGAGGTAGTGGGTCATGCGATCAGCCCAGCGAGAATGTCTGGTCGATGTCAACCGCCTCGGTGCTGGACCCAAACGACAGCCCACGGAATCGCACAGACACAGCGCCACTGCCTGGGTCGGTGACGGTGATGTGGCCGCACTGATTGTTTCGGGTAACGAATGGGCCGTGGCTGTACGGTCCACCCTTTGATCCTGGCGACTGGTCCCAAGGAGCGCACTGCATGACCTTGAGCCCGCCCGGCGAGTTTGTACCGTTGTCATAGGCCAGCATGTGTGCATCGCCGCTGATGATTGCCACCTTGTTGCTGAGCCCGTTTGCCACAAACCACCCGGCCAGCTCGGTGCGGTGTGTGCTGTACCCGCCCCACGTATCAGTCGGGCCTGGTGCATCAATCCACGGGTTTGTGGCGACCCAGAATACAGGCTCATCAGCAGCGGCAGCAGCCAGAATCGTCGCCTTGAACCACGCCTCCTGTGTCGCTCGCATCTTGCGCTTTGACGAGTTATCGGTTTGAGCCACGGGGTCGTTGTCGTTGCGCATGTCAGTGACGACGAAACGCACACGCCCGCGCTTGAACGTGTAGTACGGGGGCGCGGTTGGCGATGTGTCTGCAAAGTCTGGGTTCGGCGTTGCGCCTCGGAAAAACTGGATCCCACCGGCAGATCCAGGATCACCAGCAGCGCCGTTATCAGGCCCGCCGCAGTCGTGGTCGTCGTACATATAGTACGCAGGGGACGCACGAAGGAGCATGTGCCGCTTGGTGCTCACACCGAAAACATCATCGACGACGCCTCGGAAAATTGAAGCGTCATCCACCTGAATATCCGAGTAGTGGAAATCTCCAGTGTGGATTATGAAATCTACTGTGCCTGCGTCGATCTTGGCCTTGATGGCATCGTAGATGTATTTGTCGCCGAGGTACTGATTCCAGCAACTTCCAGCGGCGAACCCGAAATTGTGCGCGCCTGCCGGTGGTGTCCGCGCCGTGCCAACGACTGACGATGCAATCCCGCTGTAATCGGCTTTGATGTAATACAGCGTTCCGGGGACCAGCCCGTCCACTTTGCACACACCCCAACCGATCACTGGATCAATCGTCACATATGGCGAGTAAACAGGCGATGCGGAAAAGTCCGAGGCAGTAGATGCCACAGCGCGAACCTGGCCTGAGCCAGCCATCCGAAATGAAACTTTGATCGAACTCATTGCGCATCCCCCACCCACATGAATAGATTCTCAAGACGCCCCAGCGAGCCGTAATACCCGGCAACAGCCGTCCGCTCTGCATCAGTAATCACTCGCTGGATCACGAACATCCCATAAAAACGGCACGCTTTCGCTGCGGTTGGGCCAAGCCTGAATCCGCTGGTGGTGCCGGTGCCGAGTCTGTTTGCTAGTGGTGGGACAACGGCTCGGCCATAGTCTAGGAAATTGTCATCTCCGGTTGCTGGCAACCGGCTGACGACTGCCATATGACGGCCCGTCCCGGCAGTGGTTAGTGCTCGGGTTGACGTGACGCCAGCACCTCTCGATGTGAGACGAATTTCGGTTGTGCTCGAAGACCAGGCCACGTAAACCGCATTTGTGTCAGTCGTGGAATTTGGGCCTGTATCAAAAAAGTTTCCTGATGGTGAGCCCTGCACAATCTCTGCCGCAAAACCATACGTCAAAGGCCCGGTCAACGTGTGTGCCGTGCTGTACGTGCAAGCCCGCCCCTCAGAATCCAGCCATTTCAGGGTGCCATCAGTGCGATACCGATACTGACTGCCCGTGCTGGCCTGCGTCAGATGGCGACCATTCCCGCTGCGGTCGTCGATGCGGGCGACAAGCTGGCCGTCTGCCGTCACGGGGATCGTGCCAGCCGTGTCCTGCCATAGTGTGCTGATCACCTGTGGGTCGTACAGCATCCCAACCTCGGACGCGGCGAACAAGCTCAGGGGGTCATACGCCGCAACTGGCCCAGGAGCCGCCCCACCCCCCGCAGCAGCGGCGATAAGCGTTTTGAAAAACCCCGGCTTCATGCAGCACCTGTGACACGGTAGGTGTTTGCCACGGCTTCAGGGATTATGCAAATTACGCCGGTTGATGCAGACAGCGTTGTGCTGCCCCCGTTCATGGTCACCGAGCCAGTGGGGTCGATGGACGTTCCACCACTGTGCGGGATCACCAACGTGGAAATCAGAAGGCCTTCTGGCAGCGTCAGCGTGACGCCGGAGGCCGTGACCTTGAGCGTTTTCTGGTCGTCGTCAGCAGTCAGTGCGCGAGATGTGCCGACAGCAGTGGCGAGTTCAGACCCGCCGCCACCGCCCGCAGCCTCAGCAATCGCAGACCGCGCCGCCGAATCAGTGACCGTGCCGCTTGCCGTGCTGAACTTGATGATCTGGTCAGAGCCTTGCGCGGTGTTCGCAACTGCGATGCCGCCGTTAATCAGCGTCGTTTCAACGCCACCGGCAAGGGTTGCAACTTGGTCAGGCTGGTAGCCGTTCCATGGCTTCAAGAATCGGATTGTCATGGCGCTGGCCTCATAGGTTGAGCGCAGCCCTTAGCCACGCGGGTTAGCATAAATTGTACTCAGAACTCGCGTTCGATGGAAAAGTGCAGCCCGTCCGATCTGGCGCCGGGTGCTTTTGGCAGGTAGCTCAATCGCAGCCAGTTACCGCCGCGCCCGATGGCAACGGATGGCACGACAAGCGGCAGGACCTCGGCTGACTTGTAGCCGGTGATGCCGCCAAGCAAAAGTCCAGCCTTGGCTTGCAGCGGGCCTAACGTGATGGTGTTTGTCTCTGGAGCCCACGCGCCCCATGCACCAGTGCGGCAGTCGGAGTTTTTCAACACGCCGCCAGCCCACTCGCCTTGACGAACATAGACGCCAAATGTGTCGTTGCACAGAGCGCCATCGGGGTGGACGGTGTAGAGGTCCAGGCCGATCATCAGGAGTACTCCCAGATGACGATGGAGCCGCCGAGCCCAGCGTGTGGGTTAGCTCGCGATGCACCACTGCTGCCGTTGACGTAAGCAGGTCCACCCGCGCCTGATCCAGCAGCATCCACGTAGTTCCCGGCACCGTGGCCGGATGTCAAGTAGTTTGGGCCAGGCGTCGGAAACCCGTATGGAACACCGCCATTCCCTACGCAGTGGAAGGCGGCAGAAAATGTTGCAGTACTCCAACCGCCGCCGCCTCGATGAGCGCAAATCTGTACATCACCAGCTAACGGCATCGTCAGCGAAGGCGGCAGCGCACCTGGACCAAAACTGTTGTCCTCCCACGGAAAGCCAGTAACACGCGATCCAACGGCACCCTTATAGCCACCTGTTGCAGACAGTATCCGTCCTGTCGTGCCGAGCGTCATCTGACTGGTCCCGCCATCGTTTCCGGCTGCAGCGGCAGCAGCGGCAGCTCCCCCAGCACCAACAACAACAGCAGCAGCCCCAAAGTCAACGTCCACCAGAAATACACCATAACCACCGGCCCCACCAGCGCCACCATATGAGACCTCAGACGCACTTGTAGAAAGCGCACCAGCTCCACTCCCACCACCACCCCTGATCTCAATCACAAGCCGAGTAGCCCCAGCCGCAGGCGTGTAAGTAAAGCTGCCAGCCGTCAAGAACTTCTGAACACCCAGCAGGCGCCCAACCCCAGCAGCCGGAGGCGTGGCAATCATGTCATTGATCGCATCCGCCATTGCCTTGATCTGATCACGCGGGGGCGTGTCGGTCCCCGCATCCATCGATGTTGTGACGATTGGAACTGTAGGCCACGTCATGTGCGGATTCCTTTGATGACGGCATCAATCAGCGGAGGGTCCGCCAAGGTGCCAGCGTTGAAAAACTTGACCCGAGGGCCAACGGTTGTGTCCTTGTCCACCAGTTGCCATGTCCACGTGCCAGCCGATGAAGACTGGATCACTACGGACTCGACGCGGATCGTTGCGTAACTGCCCGTGATTGGCAGGCGGATGTCGCCCGTTCCGATGCGGTATGAGCCGGTAAGTGCCGAAGGATCTATGTCCTCGATAACCTCTTGGCTGACCGATGCAGTGTAGACCACGCGGGCGTTTGTCAGGTAGGTGTACTGAGTGACCCCTGCGCCTGTTGGGCCGGTTGCCGAAACGCTCACGCGAATGCGCACGTACCGCGCCATGAAAGAGCCAGCGATAGCGGCCCAAGAGGTCCACGTGGTGCCGTCAAGCGAGTGCTGTTCTTCAGTGACGAAGTTCCCGACGCCAGCCAGATCAACGACAGGCAGCGTGGAAACAACAGAGCCCAGATCCTCATCGTCAAGAAGGTAGGACCAAGATGCAACCGGATGGTGCGCCCATCGGGTCCATGAGTCCCAATCGACAAGGCTTGCCCATGTGGACTGCTCGGCGGCAGAGATGATTGGTTGACCTTCAAACGTGTCGCGCACACCATCAGTCAACGTGCCGGGCCAGCCTATAGACTCAAGCACGATGAAGGTCAGCGCATCGCCCAAGCGTGGATTGGGAAGCACGCCGAGGATCTGCAATTCAGGCGAGCGATTACCGGACGTGTCAACCGCAGCAAGTGCCAGGCTCCACGTCCCAGCGTTCAGGAGGTTTGTCTCCAGCGGAAGCGAGGTGACAAAGCCTTGGTCAGTTTGGAACGGCAGCATGTCGTCCCACGTGTACGGGCCTGCGCCTTGACGGTATCGGAGCAAGTAGCCCGCGAAGTCGATGGGCTTGCCCGTCGTGACATAGCCACCAGACAGCACCCGCGTCCCGTCCGCCTGTGTCGTGATGGTGAAAGCGTCAGGCGTAGGAGGGGGCGCCGTCTTTCCAATGATCCGATGCACCTGAAGCGCCGACCATTCGCCAGCGTGGATTGCAGATCGCGCACGCACTTGGATCAAGTACAACTCGCCATCCTGCAGACCGTTGACGAATACCTCATTTGCCGATCCGTCAACCGTGTGCATTTGCCACACACCGGAACCGGCGACAGAGTAGGAAACGTCAATCCATCCGCCGATCTTGACTGCTTGCCGCTGGATGTCTGCGAATCCAACCCGCATACGTGTCAACACAGTTCCATCAGACTGCAAAAGCAAATAGTTCTCGGAGTCCAGCACTACGCCGGTGACCTGCGGAATGTCCCAAGGACTTGACAGCGCAGTGTTGTTCGATGGAGTGTCAACGGTAAACCCGGCGTCAACTTGGTATATCGTCGCGCTTGTTTCCTTGAGAGAAAGCCTAATCGTGCCGCCGTGCGTGAACTCTTTTGCGAGGACTTCAAACGTCTTGTCTGCCCAGCCGTAACGCGCGATCGTTAGCCGCACCACGTCGAACAGTTGCAGCGGGAACGCCTTGAGGTTGCATTCGACGTTGACGGTCAGGCCCTCGCGCATGTCACGCGCAAAGACGCCGCACACATGCAGCGCTTGGGGCGCGAAGTTCACCCCGCCTAGCGTCAGCTCTGACGGCAGCTCCTGCCCGTCCTCGGTGATGTATGACGTGATGCGCAGCTCAGAAATCGGAACAGGCACGTAACCCTGAGCCGAGTCAGCAATCATTGGTCTGTAGATGTTGACCAGATCAGCCTGCGCCGCACCACGCGATATGCTGATGGGTCCAGCAACAAACGATTCATCGAGGGTCAACACAGGCGCACTGTAGGCCCCAGCACGAACGCGCAGCTTCCCGCCGTCCCATGCGTGCTTTCCTGCCATCGCCTCGACCATCTCGCCCATGTGAGCATCGGGGCTTTGGTCCAGCTTTGCGACGTAGCCGAGGCGGTACAGCTTTTGGGTCTGCGCTACGCCATTGACGGTATAGCTTGTCGAGACATCGCAAGCATTAGCCGCAGCGATGAACGAGGCTTCATCAATCTCGCTGATGTCGCAATTCCCGCCGTTTTCGTAGAGCGCAAAATCGCGTGCGCACAATGCCGGGTTGTCCGACCAAGCCGTCGTGAGTGTGCGCGGGTCGTAAACCTTGGCACCCCTGATCACACATGAGATCGTTGGCACACCAGACGTGAAAACGTCAGGGTCATACGACAAAACAATTACTGCGCAGGCAATGCCAGAGAACTTGTCTGCCGACGTGACGATGGTGTTATCCGCGCCGTAGCCTGGGTTCTTGACGATGGCGCTCAGATCTTGGCTTGGATCGCCATTGAAAGGCAGGATCGACAGGAACGAGTCATACGGCAACGCGATGTAGTCAAGCTCGTAGGCCACGCCATTGGCGACTGTGAACTGAACTGTGTCAGCATCAATGATCGTTACCGGGATCTGAATGCGCTTGCCGTTTGATCCGGCAATAGTTACCACGGCATCAGTGATGGGCCAGATCGTATTCAGCTCAAGAAGCGAACCCGTACCAACCCCGCTGAACTTGCGTGGCTCCTTGCGCTGCCCAACGCCGTAGGGTGCCTCTTGCACAACAGGGCCAGCGAGAGTCACCGGAAGGTCATTGATGTACCACTGCTCAAACGCATCGACCTCGTGCCCGGCGAATGCGACCACCAGTGTGTAAAACTCCTTGCGCGGACCGGACACAGACTTAAAAATAACCTCACCCGAGACACGGGCGCGGCCATAGATACGCTGACGCGGGCCCTCAGCCGTTGCCGTCATCACAAGCCGGTCTTTAAGCTGGCTGTTGTAGGCGTCACGGGCCTTGCGCTTTTGGTACTGATACAACCCGACAGCAGCGGCAGCCAACAGGCCATAGCCGAGCACGGTAGCAGCAGCCAAGCCAACGCCCACAGAGGCCAGTCCAGCGAACCACGCCGCTGCCACCACGTTGCCGATGGCGATGAATACTGGTGGCATCAGATCACCTCACAGCGCCAGGCGCGAAGAACCTGCGATTGATCGACAGCCACCACGCCGAACCCTGACGCAGCAAGCCACGTTGTCCCGCCGCAAGCGACGAGCGCAGGGCCTAGGTCTGTGTCGATGATGCCAACATCGCCAGCCGCCGCCGCCAATGGCTTGATCTCAGGCCCGAATCGAGCCTCAGCCATCGCTTCAAGACCGCCGCCCGCCTCCATGACGATCACGGCTTCTTCCTCGGTGCTGTAGGTGCCGCGCAGGTCTGCCACTGGATCACGGCCCGTCACTGCCAGAACCACGTCACAAGCCCACATGCAGCAATCGTGCGAGCCGAACGCAAAGCGCGTGTGCGCCCGGTCGTCCATGAGCCGCTCAAATCTCAATTGCCAGTCGTGTAGCCTCATTGGCGACCCCACTTAGAAGACGGCCAAACGTCCTGATGCTGCGCCTGCGACGTGATGAATCTCAGGCATGTATCACCGGGATAGATCCGCTGCTGATCTGAGTCAATGTACCGCACAGGCTTGGGCCTTCCGAATGTTGTGGCGCGGCTTTCCGCCGATACGGTGATTGTGCCCGATGCCTCGCCCTCTGAGATTTGGGGCTGCTCCAAAGTCCCCGAGAACATTGGTTCGACGTGAACCACCTGATAGGTCGATGGATCATGAATCGACAAGCTCACCCATACGCGCTTACCTTGCATTGGTTCGGCCAATGCCAAAGCGAGCAAGTCATTAGGCACCGACGACAGCGTGAATCGAACGCCCTTACGATCCCCCGCAGTGTCAAGAATCGGGTCAATCGTGCCAACAGATCCGCAGCCGGTCCACGTATGCCCGCCATACTCCAGATTGACGCCAGCCAGGCACAGCCGTAGCCTGGTCGATAGCTCCATCTCAATCAGGACGCACAGAGGGACAGTCTGAGATGCAATCGCAGCATTCGCGGGGCCTGTGAGTGCACGCATCAGGACACCTTTTCCACAAGCTCAATGGTCTGACTCCCGCCGAAGCCGGGGGTGTAGACCGAACGAGAGCGCGGGTCCATCATGTAGAACTCGGCAGTAGGCTTGTCCCACAGCACAGAGGCCCCGGATGTGATCGACCGGCGCGAGCGGTTGACGAGAGGCACAGTCAAGACGCCGGATGCGTTCGCCGTGCAGTCGCTCTTGACTTGGAAAAGCTGACCACTGACGCCGATCATGTCGCCAGCCTTGAGGGTTCCTGATGCGTAGCTGGCCGTGGTGGTGGTTGGGATGTAGTCTGTTAGTCGCTCATCCTCAAGTTGAATCCCCCAAATATAAGCGCCAGATGATCCGTCACCAGAATACAAGGTTGCTCCAGATCCATTCACAAGCGCAACGCGCTGAACAGGCGCCGCTGTATTTGTGATTGGCGCTTTTATCCAGCAGCGGAACCAACCTCCGCCAACAGGCTCGCAGCCTGCTTCAGTGCTTGGCGTGATTGATGTAGCAACACCAGTTGTCAGATCGAATCTTGCAGCCCGAGTGTTCCCGGTTGAGTACATTGCGAGCTGGCCATTCCTTCCTGATGACAGGATGTATGCCGACATAACTTTTATGCCAGCAGATCCATATGACTCGCTCCTGCTGCACTGGTGCTCTGCGTTCGCAAGTGATTCCTTCAGCAAATCAGCCGTCAATGTACCGTCTGGTGCCGATGATGAATCTGACGTGATTGATGCATTTTCAACAGAGGTCGCCCAAGTGTTCAGTTGTTGAGAGTAAGGAAAGAAGTTCCTGCGCGACGTATTCCAAGCATCAGCCACAGTCAGCGAGTTTGCAAACTGCGCCGCATTGGTCGAAAGCGTGGGTGTCCCGCGCATCGTGCCCAACGGATAGGGCCGGGCCATGTGATGCAGGGCCAGCGTGTCCGAACCACCGGCCAAGCTGTTGATAAGCGCCTCGTATTTCCCAGAGTCGCGCAGCATCGCAGGGGGTAGCGTCACGATGGCGTACCACTGCCACGCCAACAGGTCCACGGTCTGCACGAAGCGCGACAACTGCGACGTGTGCTGAACCGTGGCGCGGCCAAGGCTCCACTCAATTGATGCCGCCTTGAACCAATCAGGTGCTGCAATGCTCATACCGGCATCCCCCGTCCGCGCAGAATCTGCATCACTTCAGCCTTTGCCATTTCTTTCGCCGCCTGCATTGCAGACATGACGCCATTTGCGCTCACACCCTCGCCAATGCTGATCTGTTGTGTGATGTTGACCGACTGCCCACCCAATGCTTTGTTTGGGATGATGGTCCCGGCAGACTTCGGCACAAACAGCTCGGGGCCACGCTCACCCACAACGGAAACTTTCCCGGTAGGTGGAGATCCGCCATTGGCAAAGAATCCACCGAACAGTGAGCCAAGGATGCCAAGAGGACTAGCCCCACCGCCGCCCATCGCGCCTTTGAATAACCCGCTCAAAGCGTCCGACAACGGGTCGAAGATGAAAGCCTTTAGAGCGATCTGCTCCAAAGCCTTGCCGAGATCATCGCCGTTTTGAATGGCG